TTGAAGGTAAAGGGTTGTTCCTCAAAAAAATCGGTAGGTTTGTCAGACCTGCGGTAGGATTCAATGTTGTTGCTACTGCAAACACAAAGGGTAAAGGATCTGATGATGGTAGGTTCATTGGAACTAATGTTCTTAATGAAGCATTCCTTGAGAGATTCCCTGTAACCTTTGAGCAGGAGTATCCACCTGTATCTGTAGAGAAGAGAATATTAGGTGGCATCGCTGCACATCATGGAGTTACTGATACTGACTTTCTTGCAAGACTTGTAGATTGGGGTGATATCATTCGTAAGACATTTTATGACGGTGGTATTGAAGAGATCATCAGTACTCGTAGGTTGGTTCATATTGTTCGTGCTTACAGTATCTTCAACGATAAGATGAAAGCAATTCAAGTTTGTGTAAACAGATTTGATGATGAAACAAAGCAAGCATTCCTTGAACTATATGACAAGGTAGATGCTGATGTTGATCTTGACAAGTTAGAAGGGTAGATGTATGATTAACTCATGGAGCTTACTTTATGACGAACTTTATGGAGAAGATGGAATGAGTGAAGAAGTTTTTAATGTAGGAGCAGGTAATACTGCTTCTATTGGTAATATCAATCTTGATGATATAACAAATATCAGTATTGATACTGCAGGAATTGAAGGACTTGATCTGAATATAGATCCTGCTTACATAGCACCTGAATTTGTTAACTTTAGTTTAGATGGTGTTGGTTTTGTTAATGATCCTACACCAGAAAAACCACAAACAAATTTAGATTATAAACCTCAAAAGTATGAGGAGGATAAAGGTATTGCTGATCTTAAAAATTATGTTACCTCAACTTATAGAGGGCATTATACATCAGAGCAAAACAATACACAGACATTGGATTTAATTCAATCTGTAGGTGATGCAGAATCTTTCTGTCGTTCTAATGCACTTAAGTATCTTGCACGGTATGATAAGAAAGGATCTGCAAAGCAAGATATCCTAAAGGCAATGCATTACTGCTTACTCCTTTATTACTTCAGTGGAAACACTAAAGAACCTGACTACACTAACACTCGATATGAAACTTTCTAAAAGTACACTTGACATTTTAAAGAATTTTAAAGAGATCAATCAATCTATTCTCTTTAAGCAAGGAAATAGTCTTAAGACTATTAGTGTAATGAAAAATATCCTTGCAGAAGCAACTATTGAAGAGGAGTTACCAAGAGATTTTGGTATCTATGATTTGAGTCAGTTTCTTAATGGTCTAGATTTACATCAAAGTCCTGATTTAGATTTTACCAATGATAACCATGTGGTTATTAAAGAGGGTAGAATGAGATCAAAGTATTTCTTTGCAGAACCACAATGTATTGTGACTCCACCAGAGAAGCAAATGGAACTTCCTAGTGAAGATGCTGTTTTTGATTTAAGTACAGATCAATTAGATAAACTGCTTAAGGCAGCAGGTATCTATCAACTTCCTGATTTAGCAGTCATAGGTGGAGATGGTGTTGTTAAAGTTATGGTTAGAGATAAGAAGAATGATGCGTCAAATGATTTTGCTATCACTGTTGGTGAAACAGATGCTACTTTCTCCTTTAACTTTAAGGTAGAGAATATGAAGATTTTGCCTGGAACTTACAACGTAGTAGTTTCACAGAAATTGATTTCACGTTTCACTAATAAGAATCAAGATCTTGTTTATTACATAGCACTAGAACCTGATTCTACTTTTGGATAATGAAGGATGTAGAAGCAGGAGGAGCAGATGCTGGATATGGATTTGCTGGTGCAAAGACATATATTGATGATCAGGGATGGAGGCAGAGAGCACCTATTTCTGATCGTGAATGTATAAGGTTGTGTTTACATAACTGTATTGATCTTTGTGGTCTTAACAAAGAACAAGTAAAACGATTGTATTTAAAATATGGAGGTAAGGAAACTTTATGAGTAAAGAAATTCCTACTAAAGATTATATGCAAGACGGATGGGATTCTGGTCCCACTGGTTGCCACCCCTATAAACGTGGGAGTAGGCATAATAAAATAGGAATGTGGATTATGTTCATTTTCTATGGTATAATTACTGTACAAATTGTTCATCTTCTTACAGTACTTCCTTGGATTTTTCCTGCACTGATGGGCATGGGATTATTACTAGGAGGATATGTTGTTATTAGGGTAAATTGGGAATGAAACTAACTCAAAAAATTATTGATGACCTTCAAGTTGCAATGCAACATACCAAGAAGGATGGTACAGTCAATTGGAAAGATGGTGATGATGTTGAGGTTCAACTTGCTGGCACATTTGCTGCTGATAAGTTTATAGTCATCAAGAATAAATCTAAAAATCCTGTTGTGCCTACTCCACCTCATGAAGGTTTTGATTATGAGAAAGCAGAGTGGAAAGGTGGATCTAATTCAATAGGAAGGTCGGCAGGATATAATAAGTGAAGAGAGCATGGAGGATATGGAAGTATGCGTTGGGTAGTTTCTCTGATGAGAAGACCAAGAGGTATGACAATCTTGTTGTCATTGTACGATCTTTCCTGTTTTTTACTTATCTTATCACTAATTGTTTTATCGTTGCGGGAGTAATTCGTCATTGGAATGATTTATGAGAGATGAATTTTTATGGGTTGAAAAATACAGACCCAAAACAATCGAAGAATGTATTTTACCAGAACAAATCAAGAAGACCTTTCTTGATTTCCTAGATAAAGGTGAAGTGCCTAATTTACTTCTTGCTGGTCCTGCAGGATGTGGTAAGACTACAGTAG